GTGAGGTTCTGGTATGGACAGATACTGCGCTTAACTCTATGCGCTTCATCGGCCCCCCGTTTACCTTTGGCTTGCAACAGCTTGCTTCCAACATCACCATCATGGGCCCGAATGCGGCGGTAGCCACAGAGGACGTTGTATATTGGATGGGCATAGACAACTTCTATGTCTATGCTGGTCAGACACAGCAGCTTCCGTGCACTGTCAAAGATAAGGTGTTCCTGGACTTCAACTTGGAGCAAGCAGACAAGGTCGTGTCTGGCGTCAACTCTGAGTTTTCTGAGGTGTTTTGGTTTTACCCGTCCGCAGGCAGCACAGACAACGATAAATATGTTGTGTATAATTACGGAGAAAAAGTTTGGTATTTTGGCTCGTTGTCGCGGACAGCATGGATAGATCGAGGCGTCAGAACATATCCTATAGCTGCTGGTTCAACTTACCTTTACAACCATGAGTTTGGTTATGATGACGACGGCTCTGCAATGAACTCTTTTATTGAGTCCGCAGCCATCGACATCGGTGATGGCGACAAGTTCACATATATCCGTCGCGTCGTGCCGGATCTTACCTTTAACGGTTCGACAAATCTTAGTAGCCCACAGGCCACGTTTACTGTCAAATCGAGGAATTTTCCCGGCGCAGACTTTGGGAACACGGCAGCAGGCATAGCAACAAGAACCGCATCCTCACCTGTAGAAACTTTTACTGAACAATTGCATCTGCGTAGTCGTGGCCGATCTTTTGCTCTTCGCATAGAATCCGCAGCGGTTGGTGCAAAATGGAAACTGGGTAGTCCGCGCATTGATATCCGTGAAGATGGGCGTAGATAATGGCACAGGTTCAGATACCACCACCGAGATTGCCAGAGCCGCCGGTTGAATACACACAGCAGTATCTGGCGGACTTAATACGCGCCTTAGAGATCTTTATAGCGCAAGAAAGAACGCCCGGAGAGCTACGGGCAACTAAGATCACGCTGACTGATCTGCCTACAAGTGCGTCTGGACTAGAAACCGGCGCTCTGTATAATGACAGTGGCAATGTAAAGGTTGTTACATAATGGGCCTATTTAGAAATCTTACACAAGGGCTGAAAAAGATCGCACCCATTGCTATACCGGCGATGATTGGGTTTGGTTTTGGCGGCGGGTCGATGGGGGGCATCGGCAGTTTTTTTAAAGACATGTCCTTTGGTCAAAAAGCAATGCTTGGCCTTGGTGGTTTAGGTCTTGCAGGGGCGTTAGGTGGACGCCAGGAGTACAATTTTAAAGAACGGCCGGAGCCGGTTGGCAAAGACTTCGCCATGACGAGTCGTTTGCGCGACGGCACCATCGTGCAGTTGAACGACCCTGAACAATTGCGAAAATACAGGCAGGAAATACAGACAACACCTAATCCGAACGATTACATTGTCCCTGTTTCAGACATAAATCTTACTGGTGAAAGAGTGGGCATCGCGTCCATGATGCAGGGTGGAGAAGTCACCGGACCAGGGACTGGTACTTCTGATTCAGTTCCTGCACGTTTATCGGACGGTGAGTTTGTTATCACAGCGAAAGCCGTTCGAGGTGCAGGCGGCGGAGATAGAGATATCGGAGCAGCACGTATGTATGATATGATGGCAGAACTGGAGGCACAGGGCTAATGGCAACAGCAACCCAAACAGTTACGACCAGGCTGCCTGAATTTCAGGAACAGTATATCGCTAATCTTTTAGCCTCTGCTCAGAATCTGTTTAAGCCAACTGATGAGGGCGGCAAGGGCTTAACGCTGCCGTTCGTCCAGCAACAGCTTGCTGGACTTTCGGAAGGGCAGCAAAAAGCAATTCAACAAGCTCTCGGTGGCGTGGGTGCCTATCAACCGTTCTTAGAACAGGCGCAGGGAGCAATCGGAGAAGCTGCCGGGTTTATGTCGCCTGATGCGTACAAGCAGTTTATGGATCCATATCTGGATGATGTGGTTCAACGAGCACAAGATGACATTGGAAGACAGGGGCAGATTCAAGGACGGAGCGCAGACGCTGCCGCCGTCAATCAAGGGGCTTTTGGAGGATCCAGATCGGCGGTTCTTCAAGGAGAGATTGGAAGAAACACCTTAGAGCAACAGGCTAGAACAGGTGAACGTCTCCGCAGCGCAGGTTTTACGCAGGCTAGTCAGTTGGCGCAGCAAGCAGCAGGACAAAAGCTAGCACAGGCGCAAGGCATAGCTGGACTTGGCCAACTGGGTCAGCAGTTGGGCACTCAAGACATCAATACGCTGCTTGGTATCGGCGGCTTGCAACAAGGCCAAGCACAGCAAGCACTAAACGTGGCACAGCAGAATGCGCTGGCACAACAGCAGCTTCCGTTCCAGCAGCTTGGATTCCTGGGCGACATCTTCCGTGGTGTCCCGGCATTGCAACAGCAAACGTCTCAACAATTTACGCCACCGCCGAGCTTGTTATCTCAGGGCATCGGACTGCTTGGCGCAGGGTTGTACGGTGGCTTCTTCAATAGAGGCGGCACCGGAGGAGCAGCAGCATGATGCGGAGACCACTTGATCGTCGGATGTTTGTTAATCCGCAGCAGCGCCGCAACATGGCGCGTACGCCACAAGGGATCTTGGCCTCCGGTCCACGGATCATGAACGCTGCGATGCAGCAGCAATATTTAAATCAACCAGGGCCAATTTTAGACACTGATGGTGGTGCCATACCACCTGTGCCGGTAAGTTACTTTGGGTTTGATCAATACCCTGGGCCAGAGGCTATTACTGGTGGATACCCTGGGTCAGACGTTAAGCCAATAGAAATACCTGAAAACGTGGCCCCCGCTCTCCCCGGATCACGAACTCCTAAAACGGAGCCTGCTGCGGAAGAGCCAGAGTTCACGGTTCTTGGCCCAGAGGATGGCGGCACACAAAGCGGTGCCAGCACACAAAGCGGTAACGACGATCCGCTTCTTTCGACGGGAACTGCACAAGAGGATTTCGGCGGCGGTCAACAGAAAGACCCACGGCCAGATCCGTATGAGCGCATATTTAACATGCTTGAAGCACAAATGCCCGAGGGCAAGAGCACGGAGACGTACATCGACGAGGCCGCCGCCCTTTTGAAGAAATACGGCATAGACTCTGGCGACAAAAAAGAGATGCAGCAGATGCGGATCATGGAGTTCTTCTTGAACATGGCTGCTGGTAAGTCACCGGACTTCTTAGAAAATGTTGCCGATGCAGGTAAAGAAACTTTCAAGGGTTACGCAAAAGATATTCGCGACCTCAATGCTCGGGATCAGGAACTCAAGCTGGCTGGAATCCAAATGGGCCTGTCCGAGAAGGGCAAGGCAGATGCGACACGGCAAGCGATCAACCTGAAAAAGATCGAGGTTGTTGGTGATGCTACCAAAGAACTCTTGTCCTTGGCCGACAAGTCCAAGCAGGTTGATTACCTCGTTCGTGTTGGTGGAAAGTCACAAGAAGACGCCATCGCTCTTGTATACAGTGGCAACGACAAGAAGTTGGCTTTCGAGTTGGAGTATGGTGGTCTGCGCGCAGGGGGAGTTTCTCCCTTCTTGGCAACACAGATCGCAGGAAACAGTATAGATTTGACCGTCATTGCCGGAGACACCAACGCTGCCTTAAATGCACTTCAAGGAATTTTAGCGTCTGGTCCTCCGGGCGATGCCGATCTCGCACTGCTCGGTCTTTTGACTGGCACGGGCAGAGATATGGCTAAACAGGCGATCATAGATGCAGGCCACAAGGACGACGCAAATAGACTATTACCGTAGGGGGTCAATATGGCTGTATATAGAGTCCAAGGCCCGGACGGCACGGTTTACAGAGTCCAAGGCCCGGACGACGCAAGTGAAGAAGACCTGATCGAAGCCGTCCGCAAGCAACTTGCCCAGCAAAAAGACGCGTCTGAAACACAGGAATCGGACGACGAACCACGGACCAAGCTCGTTGATCGAGATCGAGTGATCGATCCCGAAACGGAATCCGAGGGTGCGTTTCAAGAATTTGCTGAAGGTCTCGGGTCTGGTGCCACTAAAGCCGTTCAGGGTGTGGCAGAGGTTGGGGGCATTGTTGTCGATGCCGTGTTCGACACCAACACAACACGTGCTATCTCCGAATTTGGAGATGATTTCCGCAGAAACATGGGTCTTGATCCCGTAGGTTTTGCGGGTGCTGCCGGTGATATTGTGGGTCAGTTTGTACTGCCCGGTGGATTAGCTGCAAAGGCTGTGTCCACAGGTTTGAAAGTGCCACGCTTGATCCCTGGCTTCGGCGGAGCCGTGGTTGCCAAGCCCACTAAACTCGGCAGGTTGAATCAGGTTGTCCGCAAGGGACGTGGTGCCACCTTACGATCTCGCACAGATAGATTTGGTCGCCCTCGCTTGACTCGAGCAGACGAAGCCAAGCTACGTGGACAGCAGGCAGGTGCTGCGCTGCTCGTCGATACTATTGTGGCAACGGATGGCATGACCACGATTGGTGACTTCGTTGGTGGCGGTCCCACACTAACTCAAGAGGACATCGGACTCAGCGGACGCATGGAAGCGGGACGCCGTGCCCTCAATAAGTTGAAGATAGGTGGTGAGGCCGGCGCGTTGACGATGGCCTTTCCGTATCTGTTGAGCACCACGGCGCTGGTCGGCGGTCCGCTGATGGACGCCACTAACAGATATGTTGTTGGCCCTGCTGCGGTAACCACCAAGGATGCGCTGGCTAAACTGGCAGATTCTATTGGCAACTCGGAGCTTGCACAGTATGTAGCGGATGCAAAAGCACCTGTGAAACTTTTGTCGTTTGGTCGTGCTAACCCAGAGACCACCGTCGCTGATGCATACGAAGGTGTGAAAGCGCGGTTTCGATTTCGCGGCAATCTTTCGCAGGAGGCTGCGGAAGAACGGGCTAAGATCCAGGGTTTTATTGAAAGCAACGCCAACCTAGCAGCGTCCACTATCCGCAAACTTGAGAAAGACGTAGATAAAGTCTTTAAAGGCGCTGAACGCATTCAACTTGGGAATGATACTGATCTCACCAAGATCGAAGTCTTCAACAGCATTTATGGCTTCTTGACTCGCAGCGACAGCTTCCTAGAACAGGCGGCGCGTTTGGCTGTTCAAGAGGGCCGAGCCTTCGACCCAAACAACGTAGAAGATCTTCTTCGTGCACTGCCCGAGTTCGCACACGCGGGTGCACTAAGTATGCGTAAGCACATCGACGACATGTCCGAACAAATTCTGGCATCAGACTTTGCGACACGAGTAAGAGACGAGGGAGAGCTACTCAACGTAAGACAGGAAATACTTGACGAAATTAAGGGCAACATGGGCAAGTATTTGCGGCGCAAGTATCGAATCTTTGACGACCCCGAAGAGTATCTTAAATCTGCGGAGTACAAACGTAATAGGCGAGATGTTTTCCAGTGGCTTACCGCGAACCCCGAAGCTGCTCGTCGTCTCTACAACGAGCTTCCCGAACGCGCTGAAAACTTGGAGATGCTAGCAGACGACGCGCCTATTACAACGATTGTTAAGAACGATATCATCGACGGTTTTGTCAACAAATACCGAAATCGCAGAGGGACTCGCAGCCGTGATCCCAAGGCACTTGCGGACAAGGCAGCGCAAAGATTCAGTCGTGATGTTTTCAAGTCTCGCAAAGAGAACGAGTCAATGCTCCGGCTGCTCGGCGAGATTGAAGATCCAGCCGAGGCATACATTCGATCTGTCGGAGATCTTGCTGAAACGCTTGCGGTAGACAGGTTCAACAAGTTTCTCCGTGCAAATCGAGGCAAGATGGAAACTTTAGAAGACGGAAGTAGGGTTCGTGTTGGGGGTGACGATATCATTGACGGCGAGGCATACATGGCTCTGCCTAGAGAAGTCCGCGAGGCCAACTACACAGAACTTTTGGATCCCGGTTTTGGCTCACTCATGTCCCGTGCCGCCGAGGATACTAATGCACAACTCAAAGACCGAATTTTTGCTCGTAACCCTGTCTTCAACGACCTGACTCGTGCAAACAAGCAACGCCATAACTACATCGACTACGCCGTCCGAGGATTTCTTTTGGGCAAGGGTTTTGCACAGAAGGTCAAGACAGTATACAGCCCCATCACGCAGATAAGAAACGTCACATCTGCCGCCCTGTTTGCTGCGGCACAAGGCAACGTGGGGCGCGGTGCGAATGTATGGGAGTCTGTAAACCTTGTGCTTGACAACATTATGAAGACAGCCCCCGATGAACGGGCAGCCTTCTTCCGAGAGTTGCAGGAACTGGGCGTGGTCGGTACTCAGTCACAGTTGCGCGAACTCGAGCGTCTGATTGAAGACGGCATCAGACGTAGCGGCGCAGGCGACATTGATGAACTGGGGGTGAATCTCGCTCAAAAGAGGGCACGGAGTTTGGGCAGGCAGTGGTTCGAAAGTTTCGATAAACGAGCGCGAGACCTATATCAAGGTGGCGATGATATCTGGAAGATTTACAACTTTGATTTCGAGCGCAGCAAGGTCATTAACATGTTCGGTGGGGATGTTGCCGCTGCCGACGATTACGCCAAAAGTCTGGGCTTCAAAGGTCTAAACGAATACTCGGCGGACATTGTTAAGAACACAGTTCCCAACTACGAACGGGTGCCGCAGTTCATTCAAGATCTTCGTAGAATGCCGGTTGGTAACTTCATTGCCTTCCCCGCAGAGATCGTTCGAACTTCACTTAACACGATCCAGCGTGGAGTTGACGAGTTTCAGCGTGGAAAGAAGATGCAGGAAGAAGCAGCCTCGGAGCTTCGCGCTCTGACTTCTCGCAGAGAAGCAGGCATGATTAATTCCGGAGACGCCGTACAAAAAGCGCAACAAAGAATGTTGGCCGGGGAACGCTTGAGCGACATCGGCGGACGCCGGATCATGGGTTTTGCTGCCACCGCAGGACTGGCTGGCCCAGCAATACAAGAAACAGCGATGATGGTTACCGGTGTCACTGGAGAAATGATCGAGGCTCTGCGAGAGGTTGTGCCGCCGTGGAGTCAGAACAGTACGCTAATCCCAACATCGGTGGACGACAATGGTCGAATCACCGGCTACGTCGATTACAGCTATCTCAACCCGTACGACTACTTGAAACGCCCGGTGGAAGGGCTGCTTAATGCCATACAAGACGGAAGGGCGCTGGACCAGGATGCCTCGACAATTGTTCTCAACATGGCCGGCCAAGTGCTAAAGGAGATGCTGTCCCCGTTCGCCGAAGAATCCATTATTACCGAGCGCATTCTCGATATATCTCCGGTGCGGGGTGGTGAAATGAAGACCGGTGCACGGGTTTACAAGTCAGAGGACAGCATCGGCGAAATAGCAAGCAAGTCCATCGTCCATGTTCTCGATGCCTTTACTCCTGGAATTATTGAACAAGCAGTTGGAACTCCCATAAAAGTATCTCCACTTACGGGTGACGTTGAGTTCGCCGTGCCTAGTCGTCTTCTCACTGCCTTTCTTGCGGAAGAAGGATTGGACACCCGTGGAAATCGCAGGCAGATCGGAGAAGAGATTCTTCGTTTGTTCACTGGTGTTGGAGAAGTTCGAGTCAATGCGGAACGCAGCATGTTGTACCGTGTGCTTGAACACAACAAAGCTGCACGTCAGCCGCAGCAGAATTTTAACAAACAACTACGCGCGTTTACTGGCACGATTAGATCGCCGGATGAAATGTTGCAAATCATCACTCAGAACTACATTCAAGAAAACGAGCGCAAGTTCAAGGTTCACAACCGTGCTTACCGCATGATTCAGAACATGAGGAAGTTGGGCATGAGTGATCAAGAGATCCGCAAGGCTGCGAAAAAGCTAAAGCTGTCGAACTTTGATACGATTTCTCAAGGTAAGTTTGAGCCGTTGAATATCGACAATAAAATTTTTCTGGAGATCCAACGATTTCAAGATACCACTGGTCGCTTCTTTGATCGCCGACCCATCGTCACCGAACTAAAGCGACTCGCCAAGGAGTACCGTGGTCGCCGGTTGAGTGGTATGCTGGAAGAAGGTGAGCAACCTCTGGGCACTCGTCCACGGACTCCGGTCCAACTACCAGCGCCGACTGCATCCACAGATGTACAACCACAGACATCTGTAGCGCCGATAGCTTCCCCGGCAGCCACAGATACGGGAACCGTTGGAAATCTCCCTCCAGCGGTTCCCGTGCAACCACAACCTGCGCCAAACTACAACACAGCCATCGACACGATTCTCGACCCACGGACCAGAGCATTGTTTGAAAGGTTGGGAAGAATACAGTAATGTTTTACTCAGGGGGTAATCATGAACCTAGAGCAACTGCAAAAAGAGCTAGCAGCCGACGAAGGATGCAAGCTGGAAATCTATTTGGACCATTTAGGGTACCCTACCGTTGGAATCGGCCATCTTATTCACGAAGATGACGACCTACACGGGTTCGAAGTAGGCTCAGAGGTCTCTCAGGAGCTTGTCGATGAACTATTCCACGACGATGTCCAACGAACTCTACGAGATTGCGAATTTTTGTATAGTGATTTCAATGACTTACCAGAAGAGGCCCAATTGATCATAGCGAACATGTGCTTTCAATTGGGCCGTCCTCGGCTATCTGGCTTCAAAAAAATGAAGGCAGCGGTGGATTCGAGGGACTTCCGCGAGGCCAGCCGTCAGATGTTGGACTCGAAGTGGGCTAATCAGACTCCGAATCGGGCGACTCGTTTGGCTGATCGGATGGCGGCGTTGGGTGATACATAAGATAGAACATACCACAGTCCATGCAGTGCAGGTTTGAGACCACCATGTAGTCTTCGGTATCTTCTGTGTCGTGGTCTCCTCCCCAAATCACCTGGCCCCCGCATCCGAAACACTTTAGTTCTGTCATTTCTTTTTGACCTTGCTGCCCTTGGGCCGGCCCCGCTTCTTGGGTGCAGCTTTTTTAGCCACGGCTTTCTTTTTTGCCGGTGCTTTACCCCCGACCCACGCCTCGTTAATAGTTGGCGTGGACGCATCGTCACCCATCAGCCGTCCGTTTCTATCTCGTGCCCTTTCCGGTGGTTCGCTCAACGATGGAAAGAACAGCTTCATTATAGATTTGATCATTTTTCACTCCTTGTGGTTGTTGATCGAAAATAATCCATATTATCCCACCTCACCCCAGTTGTTCCCAATCTCCGCATCCACGTCGAAAGGAACAGCTAGACCGTGTACACAAGTTTTCATAATTTCAACTATCTTGTCTGCTTGTTCACGTGAGTTCACACTAAAACACAATTCGTCATGAACGGTGAGCAACGGCAGCAGCCCTTCTTTGTAGCACTCAACCATCGCCTTCTTTGTTTGGTCGGCACTTGAACCTTGTATCAAACGGTTCAGGGCTTTGTATGTAAACGCGCGCCGTATCATACCCCGGCCGCCGT